CATTAAGTACCTTTGTTTCTACTGATGTTAACACAAATGCAGTTAATAGAGTTACCGTTAAATTATCACAAGCAATTAATAAAGGACAAGCGGTTTATATTAGTGGTGCAAATGGAACTAATATATTAGTTTCTAAGGCATCAAATACAAGTGAAGCTACAAGTAGTAAAACTATTGGTTTATTAGAAACAACTGGCGCAACTAATGCTATTGTAAATGTAATTACTGATGGTTTATTAGCTGGCTTAAATACAAATAGTGCAACTATTGGCGATCCAGTTTGGTTAGGAGTTAATGGTGCTTTAATTTATGGTTTATTTGTTAAGCCACATGCGCCTGCTCATTTAGTTTATATTGGTGTTGTTACTAGAGTAAGTGCAACAGTAGGAGAAATATTGGTTAAAGTTCAAAACGGTTTTGAATTAGATGAATTACACGATGTCGATTTGATTAGTAATGCGCCTAAAAACAACGATGTTTTAACTTACGATAGTGCTTCAAGTTTATGGAAAAACAAGCAAAGTAACTATTTACAAATTTTATCAAAAGATATAACAAATAGCACTGCCTTAACAGGAACGACTGCTATTACTTTAATGAAGTCTATTTTAATACCCGCTAACACTTACACAACTGGGGACGTGGTTAAATTATTAAATAGAGCAATTAGAAGTACAGCAACTGGAACTGCTAATAATTATTATTACATTAATACAACTAATAGCTTAACAGGTGCAACGCTTGTTGGTACTCAATCAGCTGCTTCAAGATATTATGCAAATGAGCGTAATTTATACATTAAGTCAACAACTGTTAGTGAAACTATTGACGTTACTACTACAATTAGTAGTGATGCAAATGTATCTTCAGCAAATGCAAATAGCAATTTAAATATTGATTGGACAGTTGATCAATATGTAATTGCAGCTTTTCAAAATGCAGCGGTGGGGAATAGCACTGTTATGAGTTCACTAATTATACAAAAATATTAATGGAAAATTTAATTAAAAAAGATAATACAATAACTTGGCGCAATATTGAAAACGCTGAAATAATTGACGTTCAAAAATTAGACGAACTTGCGCTACATTTAACTTTAGCAGAATATGGTACATATTATTTTGATTATCCAAATACAAGTGTAAATGACATTAACTATAAAACAATTGACGAATTAATTAATATACTAAAAACAAAATAAAATGGCACAAGAATTAGAAAAAATAGCAGGAAATAACGGATCTAAATTAATTACAGGAACCGCTGCAAATACTATTAATCATACAGCATTGTATGTGCGTGAAGATACTGTTATAAATGTTTTAACTGGAGTAAATGATTTAGGAGTTGCAACTGATTATAAAGTTTCTTTAGGATTAAGTGGAGCTACTTTAAAGGCTGGAGATTATTATTGCGTACCTATGAATAATAAACTAACAGCTTTAACTTTAACAAGTGGCTCTGTAATACTTTACTAATATGATACTAGGCAAAGCAATAAGTCCTTTTGCATTAAGGAAAAAAAACGGCGGTGGCGGTGGTGGTAACGACCCCGATGCTCAACTATTTATAACTGCAACTGGTATAACAGGCACGAATGCAACTGCGACTAATCAGTTAGTTTTAGATTTAAAAAGTGCTAACATTTGGACTAAAATGAAATGTATCTATCCTTTCGTGGGAAATACTAGTGCAAGTCAGAAATATAATTTAAAAGACCCGCGCGATTTGGATGCCGCTTTTAGATTAGCGTTTATCGGGGGCGGTACGTTTAGTGCAAATGGATATAGTCCAGGAGGTGTTAACGGATATGCTAATACTTTTTTTACACCAAGCGTAAATTCAAGTGGAATAAATAACTTTCACAATTCTTATTATTCACGTACTGACACTAATTTAGCGCAAGTAGAATCTGGTTGTGGTCCAAGTGATTTACAAGGTACTTTGTTAGAAATTAGAACTGCAAATTTAACTTATATTAGGATAAATTCAGCAACTACAAGTAGTTATGCTGATACTAATTCTTTAGGTTTATATACTCAAAGTAGGTTGTTAGGTACTCAACAAAAAGGATATAAAAATGGTATTTTAAAAATAACAGGTGCAGTAAATTCAAATGCTGCTCCAACACAAATTTTTATTATCGGTGCATATAATAGCAATGGTGTGGCTGCTTATTATTCAGCTAAACAATGTGCCTTTGCATCAATAGGGGATGGCTTAACCGATGCTGAAGCCTTAGCATTATATAATGCCGTTCAATTATTTAATACAACTTTAAATCGCCAAGTTCCTTGATAAAATGATTATATTGTTGTATATTTGGTTTATGGGAAATAGATGGAATAATTTAAAGCCATTAGATTTTGATTATATAAAATCAAATTATGGTAAAAAAACAACACATGAGATAGCTAAAGAGTTAAATTCTACCACTGATAGAGTTAGAAGAGTAATGAAAATGCACGGACTTGAAGTTTTAGGTAAATCCGAAATGTATAAAAACATAAAACAATTTAAATTTAGTTATGAAGATAATTTATGTGAGGATTATAAAAATGGGTTAAATCAAGGGGAGTTAGCAAAAAAATATAAAATATCATCTGAAAAAGTTAGATTTTTATTAGATAGAAATAAAATAAATAGATTAATTGGTAAAGGTTCTGGAAGTAAAAAAGCATGGGCTGAAGGAATAAGACAACCAAGAAATTGCAATAAGGGAGGAACAAAAGATATTCATAATGCCTTATTTAATAGATGGAAAAACAATGCTAAATCAAGAGATTATCCATTTGAAGTATCAATAGAATATTTACAAAATATTTTAGAAAAACAAAATTTTAAATGCGGTTATACTAATATTGATATGCTTTGTCCAAAAACATATAATGAAAAAAGAGAAATGACATCAAGCCCTTATTTAATATCTTTAGATAGAATAGATAGCGAATTAGGTTATATTGATGGAAATGTTCATTTTGTTTGCGTTTGGGTAAATAAAGCAAAAGGAGCATATTCTCATGAAATATTTAAAGAAATTTTAACTAAATTTAAACAAGTATAATGATACAATTAAAAGATTTAAAAATAGAGCAATACGACTTATATGTTGGCTTGTTAACCGAAGTACAAAAAGATAGTTTATTAATTCAACAATACGCACCTGACTGTTATTTTAACCCTATCCAAGATTTAAATGATAATTGGGTTATATCAGTTGAGGAAATGGCTAATTGTGTAAATGAAGAGTTTATGTGGGTAAAAGATTTGCCATTAATTATTTACGAGCCAAAACCAAGCCCACCGCCATTTAACTAGCTATGAAAGAACTTGCATCTTTAGAAAATAAAATTAAATTAATGACTTTTGCGGCTGGCTTAATGTCGATGTACTTCGCTATCAAATCCGATATACGAGAATTATATACTGAAAAAAGATACGAAGTTGAACATTTGCAGTATCAAATTGAAGAGATAAAACAAGATTGTTGTGACGAAAAAAGCAAGGATAAAAAGATTATCTATAAAGAACAAATGGCGGTTATTCCTAGCGAAACTAAAATAGAAGCTATATTTTAATTATGGAGTTAAAATTAAAGCGTGAAATATTTACCGAACAAAGCACTATTGGTACTTTAACTATTGATGGTGTTTTTGAATGTTTTATTTTAGAGGATAAAGATAGAGGGTTAAGTGATGCTTTAAGTTTAGAACAAATATTAAAAGTTAAAGTGTATGGCAAAACTTGCATACCTTACGGTCGTTACGAGATTGACTGGACAATGAGCGCAAGGTTTAAAGTGTTTATGCCTATATTATTGAATGTTAAAGGCTGGAGCGGAATTCGCATCCACCGTGGCAACTCCGAAATAGACAGTTTGGGCTGTTTGCTTTGCGGCACTCGTAAAAAAAGCAACATGATTACTGAAAGCACACTAGCAACTAAAAATTTATACGCAAAGATTGAAAGTGCAAAAAAGCAAGGGCAAAGAATTTATATAACAATAGTACGATGAAAAATATAATTGACTCTTTTAAAATGGGTAATGCTGGCTTTAGTTCACGCAAATTAACAGCCTTTACAATTATTGCTTGCATAGTAGCAGCGCACGTTAAATGGGTATCACTAGGCGATTTAACACAATTAGGCGAAGTGTTAATTATTGATTACGGCTTTGTTGCTGCTCTTTTTGGAATGACTACTTATTCAGGTTTGAAAGCTAAAGAATAATTATTATATTTACACGTTTGTTTAAAATTGGTAGGTTTCATGTCCTACCTTTTTTTATTTATCTAATCAACAACCCCCCTATAAATCCCACACCTAAACCGACTGCACCACCTTGAAATAAACCACGTATATACTTACGTTTACCATTTTTTATCTCATCGTTAACGTCACTTTTTAGTTGTTCAATAGAAGTGCTATCTAAGTTATGCTGGTAGTTTCTTATATCGATTATATCCTTTTGGTTATTAGTTACCGTAATTAAGTTACCGATTTGGGAACTTTGGTTATTTATAATAAACTCATTTACTGAATCAACTTTAGCACATTGGTTATAAAGCGTTACAAGTGATTTGATGCAAGCAGTATCTGCTATTAATAAACTATCGTAAATATAAATCTTTCTATACACTACCTTTGGTTTGCTTTGACTGAGTTTAAACAGGCTATCTCTTAATACCTTGTTGTTTTCCAATAACATAGCGTTAATAGCTTCTTTGTCCTTTACTATATCATTTAAAGGATTAGTATTTACTATTGGCTCTTTAATACGGTGTGGGTTACGGTTGCAATATGCAAGTGCGAATATAACCAGT